ACTCGGCCGCGCCGTCGGCCTTGAGTTGCTTGGCCTCGTCACAGATGCAGCAGGCCTTACCCCGCATCTTGTTAGGGCAAACGTAATTGGACGAATCCGAACCGACGTAACGATGCATGAACACATCGTACCCGTAGTGATCGAAATCGTCCCATGTCGGGGGCAGAATGCGGATGACGTTCTCGCCCGACTTTGGACGCCACATATCGAAACCGCGTTTAACGGGGGAGTCAAATCGTCCCCCTGTCTGCTCCGCGCGTTTCTTGACGTCCTCAGCAGATCGGGCTTTGTATTTGAACTTGAACCCTCCCCGCTTCTCTTTCCCCTTCTCTTTTCGTCCAACTCGCGCAATCATGAGACTTCCTCTCCTCTGTAGAGATCACGTAACAAACGCATCTGGCTGCGACGCTTTGCGGCAAAGAACGCTGCGATTAGCAGACGTCCAAGCCCGTACACGACGGCCGCGCCCACAGCCAGCAATAACAATCCATCGTGTAATTCCATTAGTCTTCCTCGTTCCTACGGGCCCTTTCACGATGCAGGGCCTTCCGATTGTCCGTGTGCCGCGCGTCCTTGGATGGACGAGACGACGCGTCCATGCTGTATCCGGAGACGTGCAGGGTGACCAAATTCTCAAGAGCATACCGACGTTGATGGTACGCGGCTTGATGCGCCTGCAATAGGCCGACGTTCTTGTCGAGCTCCAATTGCAACGCGTTTGCTTTCTTCCACCGTTTGTCTTCGCGCATCATGTTTTTCAACGCGGTCTCGGTGGGCTTCTTTGTCCCGTTCTTCTGGAAGTCTGCCTCCGCGTCCTCCCGGAGCTCGGAGTCGATCTGGGCTTCCAAATCCTTTAGATCGTTCTTGGCTTCGTCACGTCGCGATATCTCGAGCGCGAGACGTTCCGCGATGTCGTGGTAAACCTGCGGCTGCTCGACCCACATCAGGTCGAGATTGTCCTTATCAATCGCAAGCTTGTCTTTTGCCCACTGCAAAAACTTCGTGGTGGACATCTCGGAAGGGGCTTCCGTCTCTCGTTTGGCCATTGTTGCTACTCCTGTTACAAGACATACTATTCGGCTAGAATTGATCTCCCTAGGCTCAGCATAAACGGGGCTGATCCTTCGGACGTGTTGTATGGGGATGCGAAATTTTCGAGGATGCCGAGAGCATGCGCGGCCGCGTCGTCGGACTTCGCACCTTGGATCACCTTGCCCATGTAATTGCAAACGACGATCCGGATACCCTCGTAGTTGGGCTGTTCTCCAAACTGCGCGACGATTGCCATAGCCTTGGGCCATGATCCGGGCTTGAGGAGGAAACGGCACAGATCAATCGTCGGGTCACTCTCTAGCATCGTGTGCAGGGCTTTCGCTGCTTCCTTCGCGGTCGTGCAATTCTCCGCAGCCGCAAGATTGACAAGGGCTTGACGCGCGGAGCCGTGAGCCTCCCGGATGATCACGTCAAGGACGCTATCGGAGACGTCGAGTTTCTCTTTCGAGATCACGCGCGCAAGGACTTTCGCCAGCTCGTTGTCGTTCAAGAGATTGAGGGTCACCCGCGTGCAACGCGTCCGGATCGTCTTCGGAACCTTCGCGCCGTTCGTCGTACAGAAGAACCACAACACATGCTCGTGCGGCTCCTCAATCGATTTGAGCAACGTGTCCCAAGCCTTCTGGCTCAGTCCGTGACATTCGTCAATGACGATTGCGCGTTTCTCTCCTCCTCCGATCGGGCGATATGCCATGACGTCCTGTAGCCGTCGCGTGTCCTCGACCCCTGAGTTCGTGGCTGCGTCCACATCCGAGATGTCCGCGCGTTCACAGCCTGCATAGATTGCGGAGATGCGCGCTAACGTCGTTTTGCCTGTCCCTGATGGACCCTCGAGCAGGAAGGCTTGAGACGTCCCCTTGTCCAGCACGGTCTGCAATGTCTTGCACGCTTGAGATTGCCCCCGGACCGTCTCAAAATTCACGGGACGATATTTCGTGTGGTACGCGTTGCTCATTCTAGGTTCCTCCGGGCTACGCCCTGTTCCATGTAAATCAAACCCTTTTCCCGTAGGGCTTCCATCACGGTGTAAATCCGTCCCCAATGTGTCGTTCGACTAACGTAGTTGGGCTCAGGCTGTTCGCATCCCGCGACGTAATCAATTAGCGAATACCACGGGAGTTCCTTGTCTTCCATGCGGAGGACGCAGACGAATTCAATCAGCGACAATTGGGGAGGCTGGGCTAGGAGTCGAGGAATGTCCTCGAACTTGCAGGTCTGCCCGTCTACCATGTACTCGCGCTCCCATCCCCCATCATCGAGCGTAAAATGCCTGTCCTCGAATGTGAACCGCGGATATTCGACGCATCGATAGCCGTAAGCATATCCCTTGTGACGTCCGCTCCCGTCCGCGACATAACCCATGTTCGCGTGCCATGCGTTGATGATCGTGATTTGATCAATGTTGATGGGCTTGGACTTTTTCATGCCTTGTGCTCCCTCCAATCATCTTTGCCGACGCTCTCGAACTCTCCTGCCTTTTTGAGATCGCACCAGTTATCCCCGATGCTGCGTTCCACGACGAGCGGGACATTGATCCAGTCGAAACGGATTTTGCACATTTCCCGGATGACGATCTCCGAACGCTTCTCGACCAGATGCTCCGGCCAGATGAAACTCAAATCGTCGTGGATTTCCATTGCGGCTTGATATCTCTTGTAGTTCAGCTCACTCAACGCGTTCATGGAAGACAGGACGATGACGCTCTCGTCCGATTGTATCGGGCTATTGATCAGCTGATTGAACGAGATCGGCGCATATCGACGGAAGCCCGACAGTCCCGTGATGTACCCGTGTTTCTTGTAAAACTTCTCAAGGCCGACTTGCCATCGTTTGATGTTCGGGAATTTCGCGAACAGCTTGTCTTGAATTTCCTGCGTCTCCTCCACGCGGAGGTCCCTATCCCGCGCAATCGCATTCATGCTGACGGTGATCGATTTGGCCTTTGCTCCGAAGAACGAAGGAAACACGAAGCCATTCTTGACCGTGTCTCTGCACAGCTTGAAAACATTCTTGTCGACCTGCCATTTGCGCGGAGCCCATTTCGGAAACGACGTGCAAAATTCCGTGACCCATTCGCTATGGATGTCGTACCAATTGACGAATGCTTCGACGAAGTTTGCATCGCGAGACTCCATCGCAATATTGCGGGCTTGAATGCCTGCGTAGTCGAATGCGACGATCTTATATTTGTCCTTGCGTACGACGCGACGGATAATCACGTTCTTTCCACGCTTAGGCCAATTCTGCTGGTTCGGTTCTTCGGAAGACGTCCGCCACGTCTCGACCTTATATGCCGAGATGATGGGGTGCAGCATTCCGTCGTCGTGAACGCATGACGTCTCCGTCCCAACCGTGATGGGATCGCAGTATGTGCCCAGAACCTTTGTGGGCTTGCGCCATTTGACGAGAGCATCCGCGAACGGATGATCTACTTGACGCAAAGATTTCTCGTCCGTCTTCGTCAGCTTGCTGCCGATAACCTTGAGCATCTTCACAACGTCGTGCTGTGCAGACGGACGGAATTCGACCCCGTGTGTTCTCTTGTATTGGTCCCAACATTTCAGGCCCTTGAGCACATCGAGTGCGTCTGCCTGTTCCTTTTCCCAAGGACCGCGGAGTTTCTTTAGCTCCTCCTGATCCAACGGAATGCCCTGAATTTGCGTGAGCACAAGCGTCGGGATGCGCGCAAGCTGATGCTCATATTGATCCGTCATGTCCAAGTGACGGAGGATCGGCATTTGCTTGTGATGCAACATCAGATGATATTTCGAGTCGATCCCCTGATAGGGGAGGATCACAGCCAATGGTTCGTCTGCCATCCGTTTGCGATTGACCACGGACAGGGCTTTGATGTTGATGCCCCAATATTGCTGGGTCAGATTTTCAAGAGCCAGCATGCCTTGACGTGGATTGATGATGTACGCTTGCGATATCGTGTCCTGCCACAATCCCGCGCGGCATACGTCCGCTCCGTATTTGACGGCCGACCATTCCATTTCGAACGCGAGTTGATGCGCGATCTTTTCGACGTCCTTTGCCATCAGGAATTCGCGCCACATGTCCTCGAGCATGCCGCGTTCTTTCTTGGTCCATCCGGCTTCGCGATGATCGAACGGGAATGCAAGGGACAATCCCTTGCGCGCAAGACCTGCTGTCAAAATCTTGGACTCGTTGCTGTACGGACGCAGCATGTTCGTTTCGTAGTCTAGCCCGACCTCTCCCGCGTCAACGCAGGACTCAATGTGTTTTTCAATCTTGCGGAGATCGGACGCGCCATCGTCTCCCCGGACCCACTCCACGCCCTTGCGTGCCCGTTCCTCCGTGTGGATGTGCGGAGCTTCTAGGCCCCCATCGATCTGCCGAAAGACGTTCTTGAATTGGCGGATGTACGTTGCTTCATCGTCGGGGACGTGGCCGTCCCATCGTCGGTCTTTCAAGACGTCATATGGATGACGGAACGGGAAGACCCAGAACTCGTGGTCTCCGAGCTTGGCCGGGAATGATCTCCCCTGCCACAGATAAGCATGCGTTTCCTTCGCGATCCAATAGAGCGGAACCTTGCCTATCGTGATCACGATGTCCGGGCGCGTCTTGAGGATGTCCCCCTCTACTCGAGATCGGCAGCATTCGATTTCGATGTCATTGGGGGCGCGCGTGTAGACGTATTCGCGGGGATCGTCCCGATTGTTCCCCTTGACGCGTTCGCCGGGTCCCGTGTGATCTTGGACGACGTTCCCCCATCGAACATCGTCCTGCCAGCGCGACGGGATCAGGGACCGCAGGAACCGGCCTACGTCGCCTCCTATGGGCTTCCCGTCCTTGTCCGATGCCTTAGACGGTGCGTCCCCCAGAATGTAGACGATTGGGCTTTTGGAGCCCTGCGGCCGCATCTTGGGGCTTTTACAGCCCGCATCGTTGAGGGGGCACAGCTTACAGCCCTGCTCGCGCAAGGCTTCCATGTTGATCCCCGCGGTTGCGCTCCCCCGTGTCTTTGGGGGAGGCTTATCCGACAGTCCAAAAAATCCCATCTCACGAACCCGAAACGAAATAGTGGATCGTATCGTCATCGTTCGCGAAGATGACGGCTGGCTTTGTCGCGGTCATCCGGGAGAGATCAAGCCCGCGTTGCAGTCTCTCCGGATCGATGTTGACCACGACGTCCGGATGCGTGCCGGCTTCCTTCGCAGGAGTTCCGGCTTCCTCCGCAACACCGCGCGATGATTTGGACAGGAAGAAGCATTTGTTATCGATCCACGTCACCTTGGTCTTCGTGACGTCTGCCGCACCTTGCGTGATAATGCACGCGCGTTCGATCATGCCCGCGAACTTCTTGAAATTCTCCCCATCGATCCGAAGGAGCTTGTTCGCGGACGCCTTGATCTGTGTGACCTGTCCGAGGAAATCGCGCGGGTTCCGTTCCTGATCCTCAATCCGTCCCCACAACGTCACGCCCCCGCATTTGCAAAGCAGACGTTTGTCATCAATGGACATCTGCAATTCCGTCGCGCCGTCCGTGATGCGCAACAGCTGATTGACGACCGCGGTCGGGATCAGGACGCGCTCGAAGCCCATATCTCCCGTGATCGGGATTTGAGCATGCGTCATCGTCACGCGTTCCCAACCGAACATATGCAGGGTCTTCCCCTTCGCAATGAACGTGATGCCCTTGAACTCGTTTTCGGACATGTCATTGCCAAGAGATCGCGTCGTGGCACGGAGACGATACAGGAACTCCGGAATGTCCTTGACGCCAAACGACACATCCTCCGGCATCGCGGGCATCTTAAACGTGACGTCCTCGATAGGATTGGAGTTCAGCTTGAATTTCGATGCGCCTGCCTTGACGAGTATCTGCTCCTTGTCCCCCGTCTCGAATGTGATCTCTTGCGCGGTCGAGGACGAGAGGAGGGGCAGGACCGTTTCCTGCAATGATCCCTGCCAATCCGTCTTGCAGGGGACGGACAACGCGAGCTCCGCGTTGTACGCGAGCAGACGTTTGCCCGTGAACCAAAAGCCCTTCGCAATCCCGAGCTTGTCCGAGCGTGCGGGATCGACCTGCTTCAATCCCTCAACGAGCTTAATCCTGTCCATATGCCTTGATCCTTTCTAGGAGTTTGAAACGGCGTTGCGAAGTCCATCGGTCGTCGTCCCAATCGTGTGCGGGAGGACGGGGCTTGTAACTCATGTTCGTGGTCCCCTGCGTCACGTATCGATGCAACGTAAGGTCGGGCTTGCTCATGCATTCCCAGTATGAAATAAGCCGGTGCGTACATCCGGCCTCCGTCATGATGCGGGAGAATTGTCCGTTAGCCATGTGCGTCGAATTATAGATGACCATGCGGTCCCAATCGAGCTTGGCTTTCCCCTTGTGCTTGTAGTCTTGGAAGAACCCGCCCCCGTGTCGGATGTTCTCCGCGAACGGGGCAATGGGATGATTGCGCGCGAAGGCTAGGAAATATTTCAGGCACGCGGATCGTCGCGAGATCGGATCGTAGCGCGCATCATGCGGGGTGATCCCCAGATGATCGAGCCACATGTCGACCCATTCCCTCTCCGAAGGATTTAGGCCCTCGTATTGCCGACGCGCGGACGACCATGCCTTCTGCTGACGTCCTGACATGATGATCCGGAAAGGCTGCATCGTGTAGTCAAGCTGTCCCTTTGCATTCAACGCGGGGACATAGATCAGTCCGAAGCCCGCAGCTAGAGCCCATGTCGTGGAGTCCGACGACCACCACGGATATCGGACAAGCTGGGAGATCGTCGTAATACCAAAGCCGTGCGTCTTGACGAAGGGAACCCCGTCGTCGTTCGTCAACATCGTAAAGCAATGATCCAACCAATCCCGCTGGACCTCTCCGGACAAATCCTTACGTGTCGCAATCCCGATATACGGTTCCCCGTCTTTCAGATATTGCTCCAACCACTTGAAGTTTTCGCCCTGATGAAAAATCGGGATGGGCTTGAAACCCCACCCTTTCATCTTCTGATGATTGTCATAGCTGTACTTCGCGGAAAATTCGACCTCCTCCCGCGTGACAGGCTTTCCGAACACACC